GGCCGCACCTCCAGCTCACCATCTCGCGCGCGCCTATGCACCAACATGGTGCATTGCCAAGCCGCCAGTATGCCAGCGCACCAACATGGTGCATTGCCTATTAGCCGGCTCACTATGTTAGTAAGCGCCAACATACTTATAAGCCGGCATGCCTAAGTGAGTGAGTGCTAACATACCAAGCCAGCCGCATGCACCAACATGGTGCATTGGTATAACGGCCGAGCTGGGGATGCACCAAAATGGTGCGCACCCTCCTTTTAGGTTAGTGGGGGCTTACTTTTAAGGCGATACCCCGATTTGGGTCCCGTAGGAGGGCGGCCCCCCGGGGGCCCCAAAGACCGCAAGTTTTTATAACTCGCCGCCGTTTTGCAAAAAGTCGATTCCCAAAAATTTTTTTTGTAAAAAACCAACACTTTTACATTTCACATTATGAAATGCTGCACTGCATCCTGACAACCTGTGACAAATTTGGCCTCATTAACGGAGAATCATTCTCATTTAGAGACGAACTATCAATGACTTACAAGCAAAGTGTCACAAGTAGTACTAGTAGTACCCCTTTATTTAACTTTATTTAAAAAATTTAAAAAATAATATTTATTACTGGAGGTAAAAGTCGTTTGGACCGGTACTACTGGTACTACCTGTGACAAAACCCGACATTTTTTCGCAATGTGGGCAGTAACCTTGGTTTGTTTGCATTAATATGTGTATGAGCAAATACGTATATCAAATCCAAGGCGCACTGGAAAGTGCGGATGGAAGATTTCATGGCTTCAGGGTTTTGGTATGTGATTTGCATAATTTCGATTCCGTAGACGTACCAGTGGAAATTCTGGATAACGAAACGGCAAAGTACATTCAGTTCCGGCTTAAGTGCAGCGACACCACAATGGACATTGCCAAATTGCCCTATGGAATCCAAAACCGTATTCGAGCGCCGTTAGGGCGTTGGCTGGACCAGTGGGTCCTAGAAAACTTTTATGGCAATCACAGCGAATCAAAAAGTATTAACCCTTGATTATTGGAAACCCGCCAGCAAAATAGAAGCTGGCGATTATGTTATAGACCGCAACGGTAACCCCGTCAAAGTCAAACTCGTCCAGCAATACCGAGCAGAAGAATGTTATGAAATCGTTTTGAACGACCACTTGTCTGTGGCCGGCGATGTACAGATGGGTTTTCTATTGGAAACCGAAAAGTACCGCAATCGATTAAAAGACTACAAAGGCGTTCGTAAATTTCGACGCCCGCTCAAGTTCACCAAACTGGGCGAAATGCTTAATATGCCATTGACCCAAAGACGGGATGGCAGATCTTCCCTTTCTATTCCCACTACCCAGCCCCTCAATTTGCCGCACCAAGATTTGCCGGTGCCGCCGTTTTTGTTCGGCTTTTGGTTTTTAAACCACAAACCCAAAGGCCATATGGTTTTCCCTAAAGGCCAGCAAAAGTACATTACGGAAAAGTTCCGCCAGTACGGTTATAAAGTTATTCCGGGTGAACGCCACCCAAATGGCGAGCGGCAGTTTATTGTCGACCCACCAATCTCTGGCCAACTGACTCACCCTAACCCAGCCAAGATACCGAACAATTATTTGCTGGCATCAAACGAGCAGCGTTTAGAATTATTGTCTGGTTTGGTGAATGCTAAATCGCGCCAGTACTCCGTACCAAAAGACCGATTTAGAATTACGCATCAGTACTACCCCGCCATTATGGGAATTGTGGGTTTGATTGAGTCGCTTGGAAACCACACCTATATCCAGCAGGACGAAAAAAGCTATACGGTATTTTTTAAAACGCGTTTACGGATTATTGAGAATCAAGTCTCCCCACCGATTAAGGTGCACCTTGGCAGACGGTTTATTAAAAAGATTAAACCGATTGCCCCGCAGTCTTGTGTACACATTGAAACCGATGGCGTGGACAAATCGTTTTTGGTTGGGGAGGGTTTTATCTCATGCCTTTAACCGCAACCCAAGAACTTAAATTAAAGAAGTTTGCCGAAGCCAGAAAACATTGGCCAAAGGCGGAATTAGAAGCAGCCATCTGGCGTATTAAATGGCAACTGCAAGCACTACCGCATCAGCGCGAACCAGAGGATGGAGAATATGACACGTTTCTTATGTTGGCCGGACGGGGATCTGGCAAGACGCACACTGCTAGTCATTGGATTGGTATTCGGGCTTGGGTCTACGGCGGAACCCGCTGGCTTGTCACAGCTCCTACGTCAAATGACATCCGAGCAACATGTTTCGAAGGAGACTCAGGACTCCTCAACATCATCCCCAAGTCGCTCATCCGCGACTATAACAAATCCCTTTTCGAAATCACCCTTACCAACGGCTCCCTCATCCAAGGCATCCCCGCCTCAGAACCAGAACGGTACCGCGGTAAGCAGTTCCATGGGGCGTGGTTTGACGAGCTCTGCGCATTCGAATACCTCGACGACGCCTATGATGGTGTGCAATTCACGCTGCGTCTTAGAGATCCGCGGATCCCAAGGGTCCAGCAAATTATCACCACAACGCCAAAGCCAAAAGAATTAATTGTTGACCTTGCCGAAGGTAAAGTCGGTGGCGATGTGTACATGGTTAACGCCAGTTCGTATGACAACCGGCAAAACCTATCTGAGACATTCTTTAAACAGCTTGAAACATATGATGGCACCGACATCGGCCGTCAGGAGATTTATGGCGAAATCCTTGATCCTGAGCAAGCAGGTATTATCAAGCGCAGACAATTTCGTATGTGGCCAGCTAGCAAACCATCTCCAACACTGGAATATGTGATTGCATCATACGATCCAGCTACCAGCGAAAAGACAATGAACGACCCGACGGCTTGCACGATCTGGGGCGTGTTTGAACAGGAAGATGCCGGTACGGCAATTATCCTTTTGGACGCATGGGACGAGCACTTGGCTTATCCGCAGTTACGTCGTAAAGTGATCGACGATTTTAAAGAAGTAGTTTATGGCGCGGATAATGATTTTGCAAAAGGCCGTAAAGCAGACCTTATTTTGATGGAAGATAAATCGGCTGGTATTTCACTGATTCAAGAGTTGCAGGGATCAGGCGTTCCGGTGCGGGGATACAACCCCGGACGAGCAGATAAAGTTCAACGATTAAACATTGTGGCACCGCTAGTTGCCAAAGGTAAAGTATTTATTCCAGAAGATCCAAAGATTAAGGGCGAGTTTGCCGAATGGGCAAAACGATTCCTTCGCCAAGTCTGTTCATTCCCCGAAGCTGGAGGCCACGATGACTATGTGGACTCCTTGTCACAAGCATTACGGGTACTGCGGGACTCTGGTTGGATACAGCTTGATTATTTACCAGCACGTGATTATGACTACGCCGACGATGCAGCAAGTCGCCGGTTTGCAAATCCATACGCGCAATAGGGCGGATTGACCCCCTTTATTGCATTAATATTAATAGGACAACCTTGTCCACCCAATTCTGTGAATTTCTAAAATAAGCTATGGCAAACCCAATATTACCAATTCAAGCTGGAAATCATTTACCGGGCCTAGGCCACGACGATGATATTCTTGATGCCCAAGACCAAGAAGTGGAATTGGATGCCATCGAAGATGCTTTGGGATTAGACCCAGATGAAGTAGAACAAGAAGTTATTGAGTTAGATGACGGTTCAGTTGTTGTTAACTATACAGAAAAACGCGGACCCCAAAAGGATCCAGAGTTTTACGAAAACCTAGCAGAAGTATTTGATGAGTCGACATTACAGATGTTGGCTGTTGAGTACTTGGACTACATTGAAGTTGACAAAGAGTCACGTAAACAACGCGACAAACAATACGAAGAAGGTTTACGCCGCACTGGCCTTGGCAAAGACGCGCCCGGTGGCGCAACGTTTGATGGTGCTTCCAAAGTGGTGCACCCTGTCATGGCAGAATCTTGCGTTGACTTTGCTGCTTCTTCGTCAAAAGAATTATTGCCACCCGATGGCGTAGTTAAGTCTAACATCAAAGGACAAGCAGACCACATAAAAGAAGAGACAGCAAATCGCAAAGTCACTTTTATGAACTGGCAGTTGTCTGAACAAATTCCAGAATACCGTGACGAGATGGAACAGCTGTTGACTCAGCTTCCTCTCGGCGGTTCCCAATTCCTTAAGTGGCGCTACGATTCTGAACAGCGTCGCCCAACATGCGAATGGGTGCCGATTGATAACATCTATTTGCCTTACGCGTCGACAAACTTTTATACAGCTCAGCGCGTAACAGAAGTTCAAGACATTACCGAAGATACGTTCTTGCAACGTGTTAGTGCTGGCATCTACAAAGATATTGATAGCCAGTATAG